CGGCGGGAGACCTCGCAGGCTTCACCGACTACTCGGAGACCGGCGTGGGCTACAGCGCGAACGTCAAGCTGTCGAATCCTTCCGGCGACTTCTACCTCACGAAGCAGGAGGAGCGGGCGTTGCGCATCGGCGGCGGGCGCGTCGGCATGACGGACCCGTACGGTCTGGACGCGGAGGTGGGCGATGGGACGTCTTGACGGGCTTCCGTCGCTGCTCCACGGCGAGACCGTGACGGTCCTCACCCCATCCACCGGGTACGACGAGCACGGCGACGAGGTAGCCGCATGGGACCGCGAGGTCGTGGACAACGTCCTCGTGGCCCCCGGCTCCACCGCCGACGTGGAGGACCCCACCCGCCCGCACGGCACGCGCGCCGTCTTCACGCTCGGCTTCCCCAAGGCGTTCGACAAGCGCCTGCGGGGGTGCCGCGTGGTGGTGCGATGCCCTGCGGGAGGGGACGAGGCCAAGCACACCTACTCGGTCATCGGCGACCCGCAGCCGAACACGCTCGCGAACTGCCCGACCCAGTGGTGGTACACGGCTGAGGTGGAGGACGTGGATGGCTAGCATCAGGGTGCGCATGAACAGCGCCGGGGCGTGCGCCGTGCTCAACAGCGCGGGCGTGCTCGGAGACCTTGAGTCTCGCGCCGCGTCCATCGCCGCCGCCGCGAACGCCCGGACCTCGCCCGACGAGATGCGCAACCCCGCGTACATGTCGGAGGGGGAGAGCGGAGGCACGCGAGCGCGCGCGAGGGTATGGACCGCGACCCCGCACGGAATCCGCAACAACAACAAGTACAACACGCTGCTCAGCAGCCTCGACGCTGGGAGGTGACCGCATGGACGCCGAGATGGCCGTGCGCGACTACCTCGTTTCGCGCGGGGTGGAGAACGTCTATTACGACGTTCCTTCCGGCATTCCCGACCAGCTCGTTGTCGTGCAGCGCACGGGAGGGCCGCGCGGCGAGCTGGTCATAGACACGCCGCTCATGGACGTGCAGTGCTGGGCTTCCAGCAGGCCCGCAGCCGCGAGGCTGGCCGACGAGGTCAGGGCGGCGGTGCTCGACATGCCGTGGATGGTGGAGAACTGCTTCGGCGTGAACGTCACCTCCACCTACCGCGACACGGACCTAGAGACCGGAACGCCGCGCTACCACGTCGTGTTCGAGGCGACGCTGGTGGAGTGACAGACAAAGCAATCGAATAAGCAGGCATGGGCCGTCCTTCGGGGCGGCCTTTTTCGTAAAAGGAGGGCCACATGGCTTCTACCCCCAACAACACAGCCAACGTCAGCGTCGGCAAGGGCGTGCAGGGCGGCTACATGTTCGTCGCGCCCGCAGGCTCAACGCTGCCGACCGACTATGAGACCACGCTCGATGCCGCGTTCCTCAACGTCGGCTACCTCGGTGACGATGGCATCGTCTTCTCTGATTCGTCCAGCAACGATTCTTTCTACGACCTCAACGGAGACTCCATCGAGTCCAGCGCGTCCGAGATTGAAAAGACCTTCACGGTGACGCTCCGCGAAATCAAGAAGGATTCCCTCGCGCTCATCTACGGCAAGGCGAACGTCACGGACGCAGACGGCAAGCTCACCGCCCATGACAAGGGGCCGAATGATGCGAGCTACGCCGTCGTGTTCGAACTCCTGCTCAAGAACGGGCGCAAGTGGCGTCGCGTTGTGCCGAACTGCAAGCTGGGCGAGCTTGGAGACATGACCATCGTCTCCACCGAGCTTGTGGGCCGCGAGATCACCATGAGCGCGCTCAAGGACGCGACCAGCGGAGACTACTACACCGACTTCTACGCGAGCACCGAGACCGCTGCCGAGTAGGCGCGCGCACGGACGATAAACGACTAGGGCTAGGAGACAGCTATGGCCACACGCAAGGGAAGCAAATGGACGGTAGAGGTGGAGGGCATCAAGGTGTCTGGGTCTGTTGACCCGCGAGATGACTACGAGCTTACGGAGCTTATGGTCACGCGCATCTCGCCCACCGCGACGCAGGCGGAGAAGAGCGCCGCCACCATCGCGTCGTACCGCCTGATACTCGGGGACGAGTACGGGCGCGTCAAGGACGAGCTTCGCGCCAAGCACGGCGGCACGCTCACCAACACCGACATGATCGCGTTCATGAACACGCTCACCAACAAGGTGGCCGAACTAAAAAACTCTCAGGCCTAGCGTCGGCGCTGGCGAACCACCCCCTTGAGCTTCGCGCCGACTTCCAGCAGTACTACGGGCTGAACCTCGACGGCATGGGCGCTGACTACACATGCTCCCATGCCGCCGCGCTCGCACGGATGCTTCCAGCAGACAGCAGGCTCGCGAAGGCGGAGCACCCGGAGCTTGAGTGGTCGATAGACACGTACCTTCTCAGCCACATAGAGCACAAGCTGCGGGTCATAGCGTGGCAGGCCACGGAGGACGGCCACAAGGGCCGAAACGAGCCGAGGCACATCGTCACGCCGTACGACCGGATGCGCGAGAGGGCGTTGGAGGCGTCCGCCACGCCGGAGGCCATGGAGAGGGTAGCCGACGCCCTGAACATCCCCAAAGACAGGAGGTGACCTCATGGCCGATGGAATCGAGCTTGCGAGCGCGTACGTGTCGCTTGTGCCGTCGCTCAAGGGCGCTGGCAAGAGCATCCAGTCGCAGCTCGAAGGCATAGACATGACGCGCCCGGGCAAGGCCATGGGCAAGGCGCTCGCCGAGTCTATGGCGAGCGGCGTCGACAGCGGGGCGCTCAAGAAGTACACGCAGGCGGTGGAGCGTGCCGAGAGGTCTGTGCAGGACGCGCGCGACAAGTCAGCCGAGTCAGCCAAGCAGGTGGAGATAGCCGAGAAGCGGCTTGCGGAGGTGCGCGCCAAGTACGGCGAAGATTCCTCGCAGGCTGCGCAGGCTGAACTTGACCTCGTGCGGGCGCAGCGCCAGTCAGAGACGGCGGCGAAAGCGGTGGAGTCCGCGCAGAAGCGCCTCGAATC